GAAGATGACACCGGATACCGCGTTATTGACTTGATATTTTTTAAACGAATTTCTTGGAACTGATATTTATATTAAATTATTAAGGATTACATGATTAAATTGAAAAACTTATTGAACGAAGACGACTTTAAGTCACCAAATACTCCAGAACACCGTATCTTACGAAATTTAAAAAAAGAATTAGATACCGATTATCAATCTAATTTCACAATGGACAATCAAACATTAATGGTATCATTCCGAGGCAAAAAAGTAGAAATTGATATCGAGAAAATAGGAAATCATGACTATCAATATACATTCCATGATAGTAGTAATGGCCAAGAATTTAATGTTGGCGATGTAGTTCGGGTTGAAGGGGATGATACTGATGTAAACGAAGTTTTGAGATTAATATTCTCAGGACAAATAAGTCCAAATGATACTGCCGGAACCACAAATAACAATACTTTAAAGTATAAACTTGGTGATCCTAGATATGGGACTGATGATCCTAGAAGTTTAGATGAACTAGAAAAGGTTATCATTAAACATATGAAAGTGAAAGAAAGAGGTGATGGTAACATAAAGGTTAATAATGAAATTAATATTGTATACTTAATTTACAAGAATAAAGGTGGAAAAAAGTCAAAGAAAACATTAGAAGCAATTGCACGAAATTAAAAATAAATAAAAAAACTTAACAATTAACTTTGAATTAACCCATTTATTATTTATATTATAATTAACCATAATGAATTACGAAAAAATATATCAACAACTAATAGACCGCGCGCAACCGCGTACGTTACCTGGTTATAAAGAACGTCATCACATTGTTCCAAAATGTATTGGTGGCGACAACTCAATATCAAACTTAGTTTATTTAACGGCCCGAGAACATTTCATTGCTCATAAACTTCTTTGTGAAATTTACCCCAGTAATAAAGGTATTCGTTTGGCTTATTGGGCCATGGTTAATTGGAATTCTTCAAAAAATCAACGAGAATATAAAGTTTTATCTCGAGAATATGAACGATTGCGATTAGAAGTAATTGAAATTATACGAGAGACTCAACTCAATCGCGTACATACTCCCCATTCTGCTGAAACTAAACAAAAAATATCAAATGCTCATATCGGTAAAAAAAAGTCTAAAGAACATTTAGAAAATTTATCAAAATCATTAAAGGGTAAACCGTCTTGGAATAAAGGTAAAACAGGTGTTCAGAAACATTCGGATGAGACTAAAGAAAAAATGAGATTATCACATTTAGGTAAAAAACGAAAACCACATTCGGAAGAGACAAAACAGCTATTACGAGAACAGAGATTAGGTAAAGTATCAACTCGTAAAAACTATAAACATTCTGAAGAAACAAAACAAAAAATAAGACAAGCAAAATTAAACAAAAAAACACAACTTTAAATTTGGATTTAACCAAAAAATCAATTATATTATTATTAATTATTAACTTAAAAAAAAAGTAAATTATGTTAAATTTAGATGCCATTAAGGCAAAGCTGAACCAATTAAACAAAGCGGATGACAAAAAGCAGAATCTTTGGAAACCCGAATCCGGTCGTACAAGAATCCGCATTGTACCGTATGTACACAGAAAAGACAATCCGTTCTTAGAATTGTATTTTCATTACGACATTGCAAAGAGATCAATGTTATCTCCAGTATCATTTGGCAATTCAGATCCAATCGTAGAGTTTGCAGAAAAACTTAAAAAGACTGGCGACAAAGATGAGTGGTTAATGGGTCGTAAGATTGAACCTAAAATGAGAACATATGTTCCTGTTATCGTCCGCGGAAAAGAGTCCGAAGGAGTTAAGTTCTGGGGATTCGGAAAACAAATCTACACAGAATTATTATCAATTGTATCTGATCCAGATTATGGTGACATCACTGATTTGATGAATGGACGTGATATTGATGTAGAATTCACTCCAGCAGAAGGAGCAAATTTCCCAAAAACAAATATTCGTGTTAAACCGAATACACAACCAGCAACTGAAGATAAAGCAATTGCTGAGAAAATCATGAATCAACCTTTGATTACTGATATCTTCCCTGAACCAACTTATGAAGAATTAGAGCAATGTCTTCAAGATTGGATGAATCCAGAAAACGCAGACTCAGACACATCTAATTCAACGGCACCAGCTGCACCAGAAAAAGAAGAAACTGCTAAGCCAGCAATCGCAGGTAAAGTAGAAGACGTAGCATCAGCATTCAACGACTTATTTAATTAAGGAGTAGGAAATGGCAAAGAGTAAAAGTAAATCAGAACTGTCTGATAGTTTAGCAAACACCTTAGCAGATAGCATTAACAAGCAGTTTAAAGGTCAAGCTTTAAAAACAGCATTTTTCCTTGCCGGCGACAATGATGCACCGACACACGTAACGGAATTTATTTCGTCAGGATGTTCGATGTTAGATTTAGCAATTTCAAACCGACCGAACGGAGGATTCCCAGTAGGTCGGATTACTGAAATTACCGGATTGGAAGCATCAGGTAAATCATTGTTAGCAGCCCATACATTAGCAGAAACACAAAAAAGAGGTGGATTAGCAGTGTATATTGATACTGAGGCAGCAACTAGTGCTGAGTTTCTCGAAGCAATTGGAGCAGACTTAAAAACCATGTTGTATGTACCATTGGAAACAATCGAAGAAATATTTGAAACTATCGAAACAATCGTTGAGGGTGTTCGTAAGTCAGATAAAGATCGATTAGTTACAATTGTAGTAGATTCAATAATGGGTGCTTCGACTAAAATCGAAATGGCTGCTGAATATGATAAGGATGGATATGCAACTAGTAAATCTATCATCTTGTCAAAGGCAATGCGAAAGGTAACCAATTGGATTGCTAGAGAACGAATCTGCTTGATATTCACTAATCAGTTAAGAACTAAATTAGGTGTATCATTTGGAGATCAGTGGACAACTGCGGGTGGTAAGGCAATTCCATTCCACGCATCGGTTAGATTAAGACTTAAGAATACAGGTCAAATCAAAGCTAAGATAAATGGGGTTGAACAAATTGTTGGCAGCAAAACAAATGTGCAAGTTGTGAAAAATCGTATCGGACCACCACACCGCAAGGTAGATTATGAAATCTATTATGACAGTGGAATCGATAACTATGGTGGCTGGTTAGCAATCATGAAAACATTTGATATTGTTACACAAGCAGGAGCACATTACACATTACAAGATGTAGATCACGAAACCGGTGAAACATTTGGCGAAGTTAAATTTCAAAGCAAAAACTTTGTTGAAAAGGTAATCGATATTCCAGCAATAAAAGATCGTTTGTATAAAAGAATATGCGATGCATATATCTTTAAATACCAGGCAGGAATTGATGGCGGAATAGATGATGTAATCATCACTGATGAGGTTATAGACGAAGAAGGCTAACAAGCAAAAGAATAAGTTATGAATTACCAAAGAATACATGATGCTATAATTGACCGAGCTAGCAATAGAACATTGCAAGGGTATCGAGAAAAGCATCATGTTATTCCAAGGTGTATGGATGGAGTTGATACAGCAGACAATTTAGTTGAATTAACAGCTCGAGAACATTTCATAATACATAAATTGCTTGTTGAAATATATCCTATGGAATCTAAATTAGTATATGCGTATTGGATGATGTCTAGGAACGTTTCAAATTCAAACTATAAACGAGAATATCGAGTATCTTCTAGAGATTATGAATATGCCCGGAAGTTATTTTCAGAAGTATCTAGTAAACATCAAAAAGGAAAGCGACTAACAGACGAACATAAGAAAGCTTTAAGTATTGCTGCAGCAACTAGAAAAACTAGGAGCCCAATTAAACACTCAGATGAAACAAAACATAAATTAAGTGTATTATGGAAAGGCACAACTAGATCAATTGAAGATAGACAAAAGATATCAGCTGGTCAGCTTGGCAAAAAACGAAAAATAGTTACATGTCCTCACTGCGGTAAAACTGGTGGAAATAATGGAATGGCACAATGGCATTTCGAAAAATGTAAATTTAAATCATAAACATATGAATAAATATCAAGAATTATTTAAAAAATTAAAAGAGCCAGCTGCCGTCAACACCGATGTGAATGATCATATCATGGTGTTTGACGGCCTTTAGCTTAACACTTTCATAAGAAGCTTCGGTGCTACTCCATCAACTAATGAAGATGGCGAACATATCGGAGGTATTACTGGATTTTTGTATTCTATTGGAAAAGCAGTAAGAGACTTTAAACCAAGTAGATGTGTTATTGTTTTCGATGGTGTCGGCGGTTCTGCTAGACGAAAGAAAATATACAAAGACTACAAAGGGAATCGAGCAAACAAAACAAGATTGCGTAGACACGATCATCAGCAATTCGCAACAATCGAGGATGAGCAAGAAGCAATGCGTTGGCAATTTAGTCGATTAATATCATACCTCGATAATTTACCTGTAACGTTTCTATCAATTGATGGAATTGAAGCAGATGATACTATTGCGTATATTGCACAGATGTATGGTGATGTTAGCAAGAAAGTTACCATCGTATCAACCGATCGAGATTTCTATCAATTAATTAGTCCAACATTGCAGGTATGGTCTCCTATTAAAAAGAAAATGTATGATGAACAAGCACTTATTGATGAGTTTGGGGTACATCCAAACAATTATGTTGTCTATCGAACCTTTACTGGAGACAACTCTGATAACATCCCTGGTGTGGATGGATTCGGTCCAAAGACAATTCTAAAAACATTCCCGGAGCTATTGAGTTCCAAAGAATTCACATTAGAAGATTTACAAAATAAATGCACCGATAAGATTGCGTTAAATGAAACAAAAAACTATCAAAAGGTACTTGATAATTACAAGACAATTGATAAGAACTATCGTTTAATGAATATTAAGTTGCTAAACATTCCAGCAAGAAATTCAACGACAATTCGAGGAATAATGCAACAACCAATTCCAGGATTAAACAAAATGGAATTCCAAAGATTGTTCATGGAAGATAAAATGTGGTCTACAATGAAGAATCTTCCCGAATGGTTAAGTAACACTTGGCTATCATTGAATGCATTCGCACAGCAAACACACAAATAACCGGTTGGGTTTAAAAAATATTTTTATTATAATTGTTACATGACAGATAAATTAAGTGAGTATGGTTGGGGCTTCCAAGTTAAGGTCCTCGCAGCAATGTTTACCGATAGAATATTTTTACAACAAATTTCAGATATAATTCAAGCCGATTATTTTGAGTCAGATGCAAATAGTTGGTTGCTCGAAG